CTTGAGGCAGGGTCTAGGGAATCTCATTCAGGTAATACCGCCTAGCAAAAATGAGGGGTAGCTCTATAAAAAATTCTTTTGTTGTGTAGATTGTATCCTTCTGGATGACCCCCGCCTTTTTTATTTGTTCTGCACTAAAGCTCAGCCCATAACTCCAGTCATCATTTAGCATCATCAGGTGATTGTCCTCAGTCTCAAAGAACTTGAGCTTTCGTGAGGCGATGTGAACTGTCTGATAGGGGAAGGCCTGTCCCTTCCAGTTGTGCTTGACCTCTACCTCGATGCCTATGGTCTTGCCGTCTCTCTCGGCTAATAAGTCGATGCCGTATTGGTCGGGGTTTACCTTTGCTTTATATCCCCTGTGTTCAAGCCAGCGTAAGACTTTATCCTTTGCAGGATCGTCTGTCTTGTAGAGGGTCGGGTCAAAGGGTTTCATTTGTCTGTTGAGTAGAAACCTTTGCCGTTGAACTTGAATGAGCGGAAGTTGTAATCCCTAACCATGTCAGCTTTGCAATGAGCGCAGATTGGGGTTAGGACTTCTTCTTCTATCCCTGCGTGGATGGTTATGGTCTGCTCACAGGTGTTGCACTTGTAGTCATAGGTTGGCATTAGAACAATCCCTCGCTTCTCTGATCAGCAGCGTGTTTTAGTCTGCCCTCGATAATCGGTATGTAATCCTCGGTCATCTCGATACCGATAAACCTAAAGCCGTCAAGAATTGCGGCTTTGCCTGTCGAGCCTGAGCCTGTGAATGGATCTAGGACTGTTCCGTTCGGTGGGGTGACGAGCTTGATTAGGTAGCGCATAAGGTCGGTTGGTTTGACTGTTGGATGGAAATTCTTAGCCGGTGCTTTGATTGAGCCATAAGCACCACCAGCTTCAGTAAGACCGCCGCCTCCGACTGTCTGCTTGGTGGGTAATTCTTCTAGGCCTTCATTCCTGTCACGCTTTGATGCTTTAGCAACATAAAAGAAGCGACTCGCTCCGCCTGTATCATTGTGACCTTGAACAGTCTTTGTCGCAAAGCCATAGCCCTCAGACTTGCTATTGGTCATTTTGGTTTGACTTGGACTCTTACTTACTCCGCTCTGCTCATCTAGTAGCTCTGCGCTGTATTCGTCAAGGATTACATTGGCGGGCCAACGACCTTGAGGGTTGCTTTCTGATGCAACTGATTTCCAGTTTCCTTCATGGGGAACGCCGCTTTGTGGAGGCCTTGACCAGCTTTCTCCTTTTATCCTGCTTGCATCTATGTTTAGCCCGCCTGTGCCGTAAGTTAGGACATTCTCGGCAACTGTTCCAATTAGGGGCTTGCGAGCGACAACGATAGGTTCAAAGGCTGGCTTTAGTGCTGTTCCCCATCCTTCCCATTGTTTAGCTTCAGGGGTTGAGGGTGCGGTTATGTCTAGTTTTACCCTTTCGGAATGATTTTCGCCCGGAACAAAATGATTAGCGGAATTAGACCAGTCTTTCTTACCAACAACCTCACGATTTTTGTAAGCAGTCCACTCAATTCCTGTCCGCTCTGCAACTAAGCGTTCTATTTCTTCTGGGACTTCTGGAAGATAGGGGCGAAGTTTGTCGAATAAGTCGGCGGTAGCGATTGCGGGCTGGCTTAGTCCTATGTAGTGGCTTGCCATTTGTGTTTCTGTGGCTTCGTTTATTTGTTTCGCTGTGATTCCCGTTGAGCGAATCCAATTCACAAACTTTAGTTGTCTTTGTTTGTTTTCCCCTGTTCCCTTGTCTATCGCCTTTGATACATCGAGCGACTTAGGAAATCCTGACCCATACATCCAAGCAATCGAGTCACGAACCTCAAATCCTGCATCCTCGATAGCAACCGCAACCCGATGCCAAGTGCGAGTTCCGCCGAAGCTGAGCAAGTGACCGCCGGGTTTGAGAACCCTCAGACACTCACGCCATAGGTCGATGTTGTAGGCGATGCCTGTCGAATCCCACTTCTTGCCCATGAAGCCAAGTTCGTATGGTGGGTCTGTGACGATGGAATCTACTGAGCAATCTTGCAGGGTAGGAAGAATGTCTAAGTTATTGCCAATGTGAACTGTGTAATTTTCACCCTGAATCATTGCTTCTTTACTTCCCCTGCGAATGGTGTGTTCTTCTCTAGCTCGATAGTCAGAATGCCGCAGGTCGAGTCATCGCCTGATGTTCGGCGATACCAGTCCGAGCCTGCGTCAATGGTCGGGCATTGCACCCAGAACTTTGATCCGTTCGCATCGAACCTCTGTCCGAGTTCTTGAACGACTAGATGATGGAAGTGGCCTGTTATGAGAACATCACAGGGCTGCACCCATTGGTTGCCGAAGGTTGAGTTAGACCACCACTTAGTCACGCCTTCGGGTCGGTTAGCTTGATGACCATGCACTACGCCGATTGTGTTGACTCCGTATTTGAAAGCAAAGCCCTCGTCATGAGGCTGCGGGATTAGGTATTCAACATTCATCCCTAGTTCTTTTGTTACCCTGCGTAGCTGTTGCAGGATGACGATACCCCAGTCATCGAGTCCGGGCTTGCCAACCTGTTGCCCCTTGAATCGGTTTTGGCAATGGTTAGAAGCAACCGAGCCGTAGGTGACAGGTGCATATTTGTGCGCCCGCTTGATTAGGTCGAGCATCAGCGAAGTGGCAACATCTACCTGTTGCATTGGAGAGAGGTCGTTGCTCTCTAGTTGGTTGAAGTGTGCAGCATTTGAGAACGACTCGATAATGTCACCGATGTCCATGATGAAGATGCGCTCATACTTGCCCGACTTCATCTGTTGCTCGATGCGCTCATAGGAACGCATGACTCTAGAGATGAGTTCTTGTGTTCCGCCCCTTGAGCCTGTCTTGCCGACTTGGAAGTCTGAGGGTGCAACGATGAGAGCCTTATCAGTTGGCTTGATGTCTTTTCTTTTCCCTGCGCCCTTGCGAGCCTCTGACATAAGAAGAGGCAGGTCAATCTCTCGGTTCTTCTTGCGGAAAGTGAAGCGGTAAGAGACTAACCACTCGCCCCCTTCTCGCTGTTGCCAGCGTGAGGTTCTGATCGGCGGGATGATGTCAATGTCACTAGGGTCAATGCCTGCGCTCTGTAGAAACTCGTCGAAGTTTGCAGGTTGCGTAGCGTAGCCCGGTGTTGTGGCCTCGCCCTCAAGTCCGTCAAACTCGATGGCAGGTCGGAAGTTCGGTTGCGCTGTAATCTTCGGCGCTGGTTCTAAGTTCTCTAGCATTAGTTATAGCAGGAGCAGAGTTCCCTGCGATGCCTTCCGATTGCTTCGTTTGACAATTGAATGCCCCTCTGACTCAGGGCAACAGAGAGACCCTTGTCGCTCCATTTGGTTTTGTTAGCAAGAGCTTCTGTCAGGATTTTCTTATCCCCTGCATCCATGCTCTCAAGCGTGGCCCTCGTCTTGCATCTGCGCTTTCCTGTTACTGGCTCAAGACCCTCTAGCATTCTTCATCCCCTTATCTAGTTCGGTCAAAGCAAAGTTCTTGGCTATTGCAGCAGCCTCGTCAATGTCATCCTGAGTCAGCGGCTCGCCAAACTTACTCAAGACTAATTTCGCCATCTCGACATGAAGAGCCAACACGCCTAGCTCAATGCCTTTGCCTAGCAGTAGCTTTGAGTGGTCATTTACCTGATCCTGAAACTGCCAGAGCGTGAACAGGTCTTCGGGTTCGTAGTTCACCATGACAGGTCATTCTCCTCGGCGATTAGGGATTGCACGATCCGTTGCAGGGTGGGGTTCTGCCAAGTGTGGTCGGCGAGTGAGCCTTCGATGAAGCGAGCTAAGTCTTCCCGGATGGAGTCAAGGTCAGAAGACCAAACTAAGTTCGGATCACGCAGTAAGCCAGCGGCCTGTTTGAAATCGGCAGCTATTCTCAGTTCTCTTCTAGTAGCCATTGCGTAAGCTCCGGGTTTTCCTTGAGGACCATGAGAATCGGGTTCTCCCAAACGCTAATGAAATGGTGTTCCCATTCCTCGTATTCCATTTTTTTGGAAGGCGA